AATGATCGAGGCTAATCGATTACTACGGAAAAATGGTAAAATGTTATTAAGCGCACAGCAACCATTTACAACTGAGCTTATTAGTAAAGCAATCCCTAATCTTCCGCACTGCTATAATATGTACTGGGATAAGATACACTTCGCAAATTGCTTGATCGCAAAAAAAGCACCAGTTAGCTATATAGAAGACATTTTGGTATTTAGTAAAAATGAAGATACAGAAAAGGCGCACCCATTAAGAGAGTATTTTTATACTGAATATGAAAAAACAAGATTAACTTATAAAGAGATAAATAGAGATTATTTAGAGACTACTTTTAAAGGTGGTGGTGGGATGGCTTACAATATGCTTTGCAGAACTCGCTTATATTTTAGTATGCCTACAGAAAAAGCTTATACTAGATTGCAAAAAACAGGATATTTCAAAAAGCCTTATTTAGATTTAAAAGTTGAAGATGAAGCGTTTAAAAATAAAATGAAAAGCACTTTTAACTTATGGGAAGGCAATAAATACAAAAGCAATATACTTAAATACAAAAAAGATTACACAGGACACCACCCAACGCAAAAGCCTGTTTTATTGCTTGAAGACTTAATCAAGACATTTAGCAACCAAGGCGACACTATTTTGGATATGACAATGGGAAGCGGATCAACTGGAGTTGCAGCCAAGAATCTTGATAGAAATTTTATCGGAATTGAGATGGATGAGGGTTACTTTAATATTGCCAAGGAGAGAATAATTGAAGCGTGATGTGTCATCTGCAAAAGGCGCATCAATAAAAGCGCCAGAATCGCCAAGGTCTGAAATCAGAGAATTTGGTGAGGCGGCTGAGTACATGATCGAACAAATGGGCAAACTTTATAAACACCAAGCACTCGAGTATTTAAACAAAGGCACTGTTGAAAAGTTTAGCGATGCACAAAGTGGAAACTTTGCGGCTATTTATTTAAAGCAAGCGAACAGAATAACCAGAAAGCTTTTAAAGCGATTTAGTGAGAAGCGCATTAAAGCGATGACTGAAAAGTTTACGGGCCGAGTTGACAGGAGAAATCAGCAACTTCTCTATTCACGAATGGAGAAATCTGTAGGCATTAGCAGACAAGAGCTTGAGGCAACTGAGGGCTTAACCTTTCAGATAAATGCATACAAGCTAGAAACAGAGCAGTGGATTAAGAAGTTACGGGATGACACGCTTCAGCAATTCACAAGTAGCACATTAAGATCGATGGCAGAGGGGAAAGGCCTTCCTGAGATTTTAAGTCAATTTGACGGGCTTGTTGAGACGCGCAGAGGACAAGCCAAGATGGTTGCTCGTACACAGATAAGCACATTTAACAGCTTGACGACTAAGGCAAGGGCGCAGAACTTAGGAATAACAAAGGCGATTTGGGTCAGCGCAAGAGACGAAAGAACAAGGCCGAGCCACGCTAGCCGAGACGGAAAAGAGTACAAGCTGTCTGAAGGTCTTTATAGCTCAATAGACGGCAAAAGCCTACTAACTGGCGTGGACTACAATTGCCGATGCACTGAAATACTGGTTATACCCAAAATGGACGATTAACAATTTTTATTACATTTGGAGAATACAAGTGGCTGAAAGAGAGCTTTTTAAAAACAGTGGATAGGTTTTCAGCAACGGTAACATCAGTTTAATAATATGGAGGCAGACTGTTAAAATTGCATTATTTGACTATTGATATAGATAGGATTTATACTCGCGAGCATTATCATAGGTTTTATTTATGGCAGTGATTAATAAAGATGTAAGGATCGCTCGGCAGTTTGCTGATGTTGCTGTTTTTTCTAGTGAAGATAAAACCGCGATCAGTGTGCGCGATGGAGTCATTGAGTATTTAGGGTCCGAGCTTAATCTAAGCCCTAGCGAAAAAGTATTCACGGTTTATCGATCCCCCGCAACGATAGCAAACGCGGCCCAGGCAATGCTTGGCATCCCTTTAACTGACGAGCATGTTGATTTAGACGAGCCAAGGCCCGACACAGGCAGCACTGTTGAGCAGTCAAAACTCATTGACCAAATAACGCCTCAAACAAATTCATTTATTGCGATTTTAAACAAAATATCAATATCTGATGCGATGATGCCGGATCTTACAGATAAGCGTGAGCTGTCGTTAGGTTATCATGCAGAGCTTATTTCACACGACACGTATGATTTTGAGCAAATTAACATCATCCCGCATCATCTCGCAGCAGTGCCAGCGGGTCGATGTGGTTCGTTGTGTAGTTTCATAGATCGAAAATTAATTAAGAGAGAGAAGAATATGAAGTTTCATAAATCATTTCTAGACGCTGAGGGTAAGCTGAATCTTGAGCAAATTGCCGAGATTGCAACGGCTTTACCCGAGGCGATGAGAAAAGTACCCGTAGACGAGATTGAAGCCCTTCGCCCTGCTCTTATGCAGATCATGTCTTACGCTAAAGAGTCAGGCGTTGAGATGGCTGACATGGAAGACGAGTATACCGACGAAGAAAAGAAAAAAATGGCTGACATGGAGAAAGAAAAGAAAGAAATGGAAGACGCCAAATGCAAAGATGCAGACGACAAAAAGTTTGCTGATGCTCTAAATGTTCGATCAAAGGCTTTTGCTGATGTTGAAGTTAAACGTTATTCATCTGTAATCAATAAAGCGCGTCAGTTTCTTGACGATGATTACGAGTTTAGTGGAAAGTCTGCTAACAACGTTATGCGGGATTCTTTGTCAACTCAATCGACTGATAAATTTGAAGATGCTGAATTATCAGTGGCATTCAAATTACTTAGAAAAACATCGCCTAATTACAGTGGATTTGGTGACAACAAAAACGATAACTCGCTAAGTGCGCGAATTGCAAAAGATTTAGGAGAAGCATAATGTCTTTCAACAGCACCGTTCTTGCTACAAACCCAGAACTGCCAGCAGGCGAATTGATTACTGATTCAGTTGGTAATATCAGCGCTTACGATAAATTTGAAAATGATTTGCGCGTTGGTCGTTTTGCCAAATTCGACAGTGGATCTATTGACAACATGGATGGATCTTCAACACCCGTAATCGCCGGAATTGTTGCACGTAAAATAACCAACGAGATTGGCGTCAACGTATACAAAACTACTGGCGCAGGCATTGACCAAGTCGCTGAGGTTATCAACTTTGGATTTGCTACTGTTACCGTCACAGATGCAGCAGACCCTTCGCGCTACGGCCCTGTTCAGGTTATCAATGCAGACACCGCAGAAGCGGGAAAGGCCACCGATGCCTCTGTTGGCACTGGAGTAATTTCAGCAGGTGACGTTGTTTTTTGGTCACAGAAAGCGGCTAAGGTTTGGCTAGTTCGCATTAATAAATTTTTATAGGGGTTGCACAAGTGAAAAAAACAAGCGCAGATATAAACAAAGTTTACAATGTAAAATCATTCGAGAAGATTGCAACCACTGCAAAATCCTTTAAAGACGAGGGCGGTATTATTCTTGCTCGAAATCTTGAGTTTGTAAGTCCTGAAATCTTCACACAAGAATTTGCTGGCTTGACATTCTTGAATAGTGGCATAACTGTCAATAACGAAGGCGGCTACTCAACATCCATTCAAAAGCTAAAGCTTACGGTTGAGGGTGGCTATGTAGAGTCTGGCACTGCATCAAACGGCACTGGCAAGATCACTTTGTCAGGCGAAGATGATTCTATTCCAGTATTCTCTAAAGAAGCAGAGAGCGCATGGACTGAGGTTCAACTAAAGCAAGCCGAGCTTCAAAACATCAATCTGCCTTCTCGATTCTTTGAAGGCCATGCTGAATTATATAATCGCGATCTTGATCAAATCGGTTATTTGGGCCAGCTTCGAGCAGACGGAACTCAAAAGACCACTGGACTTCTTAACTCGTCAGCATTTGCAACATCATCAGCAGGCGGTGCAGCTTCAACGCTTACAGGTGCGGAGCTTTATGCTGAGATTGCCGAGCTTATCACTGCACAGTTTACCGGCGTTTTAAACGTCGAGACCTTTAAAGCGACCAACGTCATAATGCCTGTCGGCGTTTTTAATATTGCACAGCGAACTATCTTAAACTCAGCAGGTTCTGAAATGTCAGTGCTGGCTGCATTGATTGCTAACTTCCCAACTATCACGTTTGGATTGACAAGCAAGGCAACAACCGCAGGCGCAAGCGATGCTTCCGTAACAGTCGCATTCAGCAACAACAGACGAGCTATGCAGTTCCGCCTACCTGTTCCGTTAAACGTCTCTAGTGTCGATCAGCGAGGCTTTAAGTACTTTGTTGAGAGCTTCTTTAGCATCGCAGGCTTAGATGTAATTGAAACAGGTTCAGCGCGAACTCTTACAGGTTTGTAATTAATCTATTCACGGATGAAACGAATTCACGGGTGTTTTTATGAAGAAGAACAAGCAAAATAAGGAAAAGGTCGTTGTCGAAAAGGTTGCCGATAATACTCAGGATGCAATTATTGAAGGCGGCGAAGACTTAGGTCAAGGATCTTTACTTGTTGAAGACGATCAAGTGACTATTGAGGGCATGCAGGTTGTTAATTTACAGCAAGCTCCTCATCAAGTCTTTGATACCATAATCAAAAAAGGCGAAAGCTATACAATTACAGAATGCGATGCCAAAAACACGCAAGGATTGAAAAAGGCCATGTATGCAATTGAGCTTGGTTATCTAAAAGAATGTTAATTGATGATTTCAAGGCTCGGTTTCCTGTATTTGACTTTGCTAAATACGACGCGAATATAAATATATTAGCTGACGTTTGGCCTTTTTATTACGGCGGTGCATATCCTGACGATCAAGAGATTATTTTAAATCTTATCGCTCATATGCTGATTAGTGAAGAGAGCACCAAATCTAGCACGAACAAAGACATTTCATCTACATCGGCAGGTAATGTGTCACTATCTTTTGCAGCGCTCTCACCGTCAAGCAGTGAGCGATCAGATTGGCTCAGGTCTACTAAATACGGACAAAGATATTTAATGCTTACGCGAAGTCGTGCAGGTGGTTTTTTTGTCTAACTTAACGCCTCAGCAAATGTTAGAACGAACAACGGCTTATGCTAAAAATATACGTGTAGCTTTAAGGTCTCACGTTGCTGTTGGCCTACCTTCTGAGAAAATAGGTGGCAAAATATACGGCGAAGGCATGACAATTGCGGCGGTTGGCGCTATACATGAATACGGCGGGGAAAAAATTCCGAGACGATCATTTTTAAATACACCATTTATTGAAAAAAAAGACGAACTAAAAGACGCGGTTGAGCTTCAATTTAGCGACGTATATCAGCGCGGTAAAGACGCAAAGGTTGCACTTGGGCTAGTGGGTGTTACTGCCGTGAATATATCTAAGGGAGCTTTCACAACGCGAGGTTATGGCGTTTGGCCTGATATCAGTCAAAGCACAAAGAAAGCAAAAGGCAGCAGCCAAGTGTTAATTGATACAGGTATACTTAGAGGCTCTATAACTTACGTAGTGAGAAGGTCGTGATAAAATATTTTAATACAATGCACTTATGCCTTAAAATTGGACAGTTTCACATTGCTACAGTTGTGAAATATAACGAGATTGTAATGTTTAATTTGTTTGGTGTGTGTGTCTATAAACGATGTGGAGAATTAAGATACTTTTTAGGTTGTTACTGGGGCAAGGTATGATTGATTTATCGCCTGCTATAGAGCTTTTGTCATCTGAACATACGATTAAGAATGTCAGCATCACAACGACCAACTTTGTTCAGTCAATAGTCGTTACGGCTAGATCTCAAGAATGCCTTGTTCAATCAGCAGAAAAAGATAAGCTCAACCCAGACACGATTGATTACTCAAACGATTATTTGATGGTGCATAGTCTAGAAAACCTTAACAACGGCGAATACATATTGTACAAGTCAAAAGATTTTAAGTTTATCGGCAAGGGCGATTATAATGACTTTGGTTATTACGAGCAGCTTGCAGAAGAAACTAAGCGCCCGTTGTTGGTGTCAACATGAGCAGCCCTTTAGTTAAAGCAGCTACATTTGTTAGAGATCTTTTAGATTATTCTGAGCAGCTCATACGAATTGGCAGAGAAGGGTATGAAATAGATGATTATAATACTGCCTTCATTGCTGTTGACTCACTCGGCACATTAAGACAATTAAGCAGCGGCGAAAAGTTTGATTCTGTCTCTGAAAAAATGACATACTTTAGCCGCAGCATAGTGCCAATAGTTTTATCATTTTATGGCGATGGCGCACACGAAAGAGCAGCGTCTTTTTCATTGCTGGTTAAATCGCAAAAATCTTTAGAGCTTCAATATACTTTGCAGATTGGAGTATTTAGCACAACATCTATTACAGATGTAAAGCTGTTGGCTGGTCAGCAATACGGCGAACGAGTTGAGTTAAACTTCAATATGCAGGTTACAAGCACCGTCGATGTTGATACGCTAAGAATTGACACGTCACAAATATCAATATTATCAGAAAACAGAGTGGAGTTTGAGACATGAGCGCAAGCATTACAGAAGTAATCAATGTCAGTATTCAAGAGGGCGGTCAGCTAGCGGCTCGCGACAACTTTAATATTGTAACAATCATCACGGGCGAGCAAATCGGCGGCCTGTCTTCAACCAATCGCTTTAGTATTCACCGTGATTCTGCAAGCGTTGCGTCTCAGTACGGCACTTATTCAAAGCCCTACGAGTTCTCAAAAGCTTTCTTTGGTACAAGCCCAAACCCTGTCAACGCAGGCGGCTACCTAGTTATAGCATATTGGCGCTCAGCAGAAGAGGCGGTGGCAGCTACTGCGGCAGTATTGACCGGTGCTCAGCTATCAGAGGTCGCTACAATCGGTGTTCTACAGGCAATACAGGACGGCTCGTTTGATGTTGACGTTGACGGATCTACGCAGAACGTAACGGGCATTGATTTTAGAGCAGTAACCACTTTGATTCAGGTTGTCGGGTTGCTTAACGACGAGCTAACAGGCGCAACGGCAAGCATTGATGATCAAAAAATTGTTATCACTAGCGACACTACAGGAACGTCAAGCGCCTTAACATTTCTTACAGCGCCAGCAGGCGGAACTTTTGTCGGTGATATTCTTACATTGTCCGAGGGGTCAGGCTCTACGCTCACACAAGGCGCAGCATCAACAACAATTGCACTTCAATCAAAAGAGGCGGCTGTCACTGAAATAAAAGCTCTAACAAACTTTAAAGGGGGCATGTTTATTGACAATCCGACAGACGCTGAATC